TCTTTTTTAATAATTCTAAATGGTCGATTAAACAAAACAAAAGTAATAGCATCAAGTAAAGTAGATTTACCTGAACCGTTTTTACCTATAATTAAGGTTGTATTAGATTTTGTTAAGTCAACTTCAATAAACTGATTACCAGTAGATAAAAAGTTTTTCCATTTTATTTTTTTAAATATAATCATTTTGAATAATGGTCGTTTGCTTCAATATAAGTTTCTTTAATAAACTCTTTTAACTTTTGTTTGTTTAAATCTGTTTGTATTTGATCTACGTAATTATTTAAAAACGTAATGGTATCTTCTCCTTGATCTAATATATCTTCTCTTACACTAGTAAACATATCGCTTTGTACATCTTCAATAATGTTAACCTCGTGTACATTCATTTTATTTTGTAAACAATCTACTAGTTTATTAAACATATCTTCATTTGTTTTATTAGAAACAAATAACTTTATAAAACAATTTTCATATGGTGTTAAATCAAAGTTAGTATAATCTGTTTTTTTATCATCATAAATTATTTTTTTAAAGATTGTAAGTGGATTAGATATTCTTTCTAATTCTCGTGTTTCTGTGTCAAATACGTGAAACCCTTTAGGACAATTATAGTCTGACCACATAATTTCATATTGAGTTCCTAGATAATAAATATGTCCGTCATCTGATTTTTTATGAAAGTGACCAGAAAATACTTTTTCAAATCTTCTTAATTGTTCTTTTTCTAAACCGTGATCGTTCATAACACCATTGTGCATTTCAAATCCTTTTACTTCTAAATGACCAAAACAAATATCAGCGGTAGAGTGATCTATTGCGTATATTGAATCTTCGTAATTGTCGTCACATATCCAAGGTAAAAATAACATACGACAACCACCTATTTCTACTTCTTTAGGACCTGTGTATATCCAAGGTTCGTTTACACCATCAAAAGTAGTAACAAGTTGTTCTATTGAATTAACTTCATTTGTGTTTTTGTAATAAGTGTCGTGGTTGCCTAATATAATATGTGTATCTATTTTTAACTCCCACAATCGTTTCCAAAACTTCTTTTGAAAATTATGCGCTGTATTAAAATTAATAAACTTTCTTCTATCAACAACATCACCTAAATGAATAAGAGTATCAATCTTGTTCTCAATAAGATATGGAAAAAATATCTCGTCATAGAAACGATTATGATAACTTATAAATGCAGGTGAGTCGTTACGGCATCCGAAGTGTGTATCATTCAGTAATGCTATTTTCATAACTCATAAAGTAATCTAAACTATTTTTACTTTTTCTGACCCTCTTTTTTTTCTTATTACTATCTGCTATTTTTTGTTGTTCTTCAATTGGCATATTCTTTTTAAGATATTCTGTAAATTGATTTGTGAACTCCTTATCTTCACCAGGTTGTAATGTCATATCATCATAATTAGAATCTGTAATAAGTTTATTTTTAATCGTAACTTGTTTTTTCTCTTTCTGTATTCTTCTTATAAATGCATAATATATGATTTGTGTAAAATATGCAAATGGATTATTTGATTTAGTTGGATTAAAGTTGTCTAGGTATTGTAAACAATTTTCTATACCATCACTAATCATATCATCTTTAAAAGTATAATTAATAAAATTAGGTCTATACGATAAATGATTCGCAATCTTTAAAAAACAACTACCAATATAATCTGTAACTGGTGGTTTAGGTAATTTTTTTCTTTTGGCTTTATTGACCATCTTACGATATTCAATCATTGCCTGCAAGAACTCTTTATTATTTACATAATGTTCTTTTTTTTGTTTGTTATTCATAATATATAATATACTATATTTTGTTTAAAATGTCAATGTTTTAATTGGAGTTTTTTATAATAAAAAATATTATTTTTTTCCTGTTTTAACATTGACTTTTTCATTATTTTGTGTATAATGGAGCGTGTAGTGAGTGATTGAAGGTAATAGCTAAAGATAGTATTATTAATGAATAGTTTTATCCAAATCTTCATCATCATATTCATCAAATATTTCATTAAGTTTTTCATTTTGTTCAGCAGATAATTCTTGTGTTGTATATTTACTATTTTTGACGGGAACTGGTTTTTGATTGTAAGTGTTAGCAATATTCATATAACTACTAGCCATTTCTACAGTAGCACTAGTTATTGTCATAATTTTATCTTTTGGAATAGTAATAATTTGATCTGGTGTATAAGAACACCATTTAATTAAAGCAACATAATCTTTAAAACCTGTCATTGTCATTTGAGGCACATACTTAATTAATAGAGGTTTTTCTAAACGCATTAGTTTAGAATCTGTTGGTAATTGTTTATCACCAATAGGCAATATGCAAACAACATCTTCACCGTTAACCAATTTTATTATTTTAATATTTTCTGTAGTATGGTGCATATTACTTTAACTCTACGTTGTGTATTTCATAATTAAAATCTTCTTCATTATAGATATTTATTCTTTCTCTAAAGTGTGCTAAAGTGTAATTTTCTTTTTCATTATAAGTTAAATCATCTGAAATATCATATAATGTAGCACTAGAATTATTATCTTTTAACCTAAGACCACGGCCAATACTTTGGAGATTCCTAATCCTAGACTTTGAAGGACTAGCAAAAACAATATTGTGTAAGTTACGAATGTTAATGCCAGTAGAAAAAGTGCCATAACTAGCAACAATAATAGCCCCCTCCGACTTTTCTGTAATGAAACGAATCTTTTCTCGCTCTTCTGCTTCAACACCTCCATAAACAAAGAAAACTTTTTTATCATCAGCTTTCTCCTCGATTAATTGTTTAAGTAGCATTCCGTGTTTTTCAACGTACTGAAACAGACATAATGTATTGCCTTGTAAAGACAAACATAGATTGCGTATATATTTATTCCGTTTTTCGTTAGAAACGATATAATCCATTTCTTCTTGGTATGTTTTATCTTTTAAAAAGTGTCTAGCAGTTTTATCGTGTTGAAGTATTAAACAGAATATCTTTAAGTCAGCAAGTTGTTTCTTTTCTTGTAATTCACTTGTTGATACAACTTTATTTACAGTACCAAATAAACCCTCTAATACAAGTTTATGTGTTTTAGTACCATCTAAAGTACCTGTAAGTCCAACTCTATATTTACATTTTTCAAGTTTATTCATTATCTTACTTAATGAAACTGCTTTAAATAAATGTGCTTCATCACCAATCACCATACCAAATTGTTGAAACCATTTTTTAGGTAAATTATAGATTGATTGCCAAGTAGATATAATAACTCTTTTGTTTGTTTCTTTATCGTGTCCTTGATATATTCTATGTACGTTACGATCACTATTATAACCATAATCTTTAAAGTCTTTAAATAATTGTTCTACTAAAGATGTTGTTGGTACAATAATGAGTATTTTATCTTGTTTACTTTCTTTTAATCTCAATAAATTAAAGATTAACATTAAGTATATAATTAAAGATTTACCAGAGGCAGTAGGAGATAATAATAAACATCTACTCTTTTTAATAGAGTGTACAAATGCCTCTCTTTGATAATCTCTTATTTCTATTTTAGGAATTTTAAGTGCTTTTAAAAACTTATCTATATCATCTTCTTTTATTGATACATCTTTTATTTTAGTTCCGTCAACAACCTGTACATCATTCTTTTTACACCAATCTACAATATAAGGATAAAGTCCTGCATAGATTTGACCTGTAGCATAACTGAATAGTCTAATTTTGCCATCCCAAACTCTACTACGATATTGAGGCATAAACTTAAAACCAGGTACTTCAAATGTAAAGTATTCTCCAAGTTCTCGTCTTATATCTGCGTCTGCCTCTATTTTTAAATAGACTTCGTTCTTCTTATCTATGATGAGGTAACGTGTTGTGGTCATTTTTAGATAGCGCCACTAGTAAACTTTCTCCAGTCTATAGCGTTCTTTATTGTAAAAGTTCTATTAGAAATTTGTCTAATAGTTCTATCTAAAAAATCAATTACTGTTTCTAAGTATTTAACTTTTTGAGTTGCTTTTTGTATTTCTTCGTCTGCTTCAATATACTTGTCAACGTCTTGTTTTAAAATTTTTAGATTAAAAGGTTTTTGTTGATATACTTGTGGGTCTGATTTACCTGTATAATATTCCCATTTAAATAATCGTATTGTTCTTAAATCATCTTCAGCACGTGTTAATAACAACTTAAACTTTGTTAAGTGTTTCATATACTTGTTATGTAACTGAGGAGTTTTCAAAGACTCTAAATCTAATTCAGTATCGTTAATCTTTAGGTCTTTTTCTGCTAGTTCTTGTATTTGTTCTAAATCCATAATATATCCATTATATCATAAAACACTCAAAAAATCAAGTTTTTAAGTTGTTGTTATGCTTGTTCTACTTGCGTTTGTATTTGCAAAGTCGTATAATTTGTAATCAAATGTTACAGTTGCCGTTAAATAATCTGTATCAGTTGCTTGTTGTGAGTATTGTAGTCCAGATAAAGACAAAGGAAATATATCACTAAATCTTACTTCTACTACAGCATTGTTTTTACTTGTTAATATTGTTAGTGTTGCGTCTGAAAATAGACCACCTGTACTAGGGGCAGCAAACTTTGATCGTCCTGCGTCACCTAATACACTATTTTTTGATGTAGGAAATCTATCTGTACCAGAATCTAATAAATTTTTAAACTCTTGGTATCCTCCTGGAAATCCTAATCCTCTTAACCAACCGTGTATCTCTTGGTAGTTTTCTAAATTTTCATCTACTAAAAATGTTAATGATAATCTATCATAAGTTAACTTTTCACCAGGCATTGGTATATCTCTAAATGGTGTAGGTTGAACATAGTTATCTGCTATTGATACACCAGGTAAATTTACCGCTGTACAAAAGTATTCTACTTTAGGTAATTTAAGTACATTAAACTTAAACTTAGTAGGATCTGCATAATCCAATTTAGTAGGCTGTCTATTGTAACTATTTGTAGTAGTCATAATATTATTTATATACTATTTAGGAAGTGTTCCTGATTCACCTAGTTTCTCTAATGCTTTAATAACTGTGTTTATGTTTTCTGATTTTTTACAAGGTTTTTCTTCGGTAGATTCTTGTAATTCTTCACACACAGGTATTGTTTTATTATCTACTGGTTTAACTTGTTCTTGTTCACAAGCATTTGCCCAAGTAAATACAATAAGCATCATTAAAATTATAATGAATATGTATAGGTATTGAATTAAAACTTTTTTCATATGTTTATTTAGTGCATAAAAAAAGGGCGACTTGTTTAGAGCCGCCCTTTTAAGATTGTCAAACAACAATCAACCAAATTACATTATGTTAGCAACTTGTACTTTTTGGTAGTATCTATTACTGTTTGCTGAACCAGCATTGTTAACAGCAGTAGCAGCACCTGATAGAGCACCTGTTTCTGCAAATGGGTTTGCAACTAGACCATATCTAGTTTTGAAACCGATTTTTGGTTGGAAAGTGTCTTGTCCAACTGCTCTCACCATTTGTAGTGGCACGTATGGGCAGTAGAATATACCAGCGTCATAAGGTGAAGTACCTTTGTAACCAACTACGTAGTATTGTTTCGCAGATGAGTTTGCTGAGTATGGATCAATGTACACTTTGTATCTTCCGTTTAATGTACCAGCAAAAGTATTACCAGTGTCATCAACGTTTAGATTGTTGTTTAATGCAGGAGTGTAATCTAAAACACCAGCCATTTGAAGCGCACTAGCAACGTCAGCAGAACAGATAATGATGTTACCTTTTCCTCTTCTTGTTCTTTGTGCAATTCTATTAGCATCTCTCTCTAATTGGAACATTAATCCTTTGAATCTCTCAACTGACCATCTTCCGTTTGAGTCTGTGTCTAAATCAAAGATACCAGCTGTAGTTGTGTTAACAGCAGCACCTTTTTCTGCATTGATGTAAATTGTTCTTACAACTTCTCTATTGATTTCAGCAAGAATTTCAGCAGATAGAATATTTGCTAATTCTGTTTCTGCGTCTAAACCGTGGATTGCTTTTAAGTCTTGAGCAAGTTCCATAGTGTATTCTGCTTTTAGAGCTCTACTTCTTGCAGTTACAGTTGATTTCTCAATTGAGAAAGCCATTTCTGCAAACTGATTGCCAGAAGCGTCACCTAACGCCTCAGCAGTAGCAGTAGTCATTGCTTCACCTTTAGTGTAAGTACCTGGAGCAGCGTCGTTTAATACAGCAGGATTAGTTCCTGATTGACCACCAGCAGTTTGACCTGAAGTTGAATCACCAGCAGCGTTTCTTGCTGAATAGTCTGTATCTGCTTCATCAAATAAAGCTTCATCACCTGTTTGTGAAGTGTATCTACTTCTCATTGCAAAGATAAGTCCAGTTGGACCAGTCATTGGTTGTACACCAGCGATATCGTATGCGATAAGATTAGGCATTGCTCTTCTTACTAATGAGATCAAAATTGGATCCCAGTTAGCAACTGCACTACCTGTAGAGTTAGTAGGAGCAGCTTCGTTTAAGAAAGCAGCGTCCTCTTTCATAGCTCTCTCTTGGTTTTCCAAGATAGTAGCTGTAACGGCACGTCTGTAAGAATTCCCAATCTTTGGAAGTTCAGGATGTTCTAAGACAGGCTGCCATTTTTTTTCGTATTGTTCTGATAAATACATTTGTTTTTATCTCCCTTTATTACTTCGACAACTTAATGTCTTTTGTTTTACTTATAGCGGCACTATAAGCAGCCATTGCATTACTTAAATCCTCGTTAAGAGTATTTGAGTCTGCCGCCACATCATCTATCTCACCAGAAGAGTCTTTCTTACCAAAGTAACTCTCTTTTATAGTAGATACTTTTGTTCTAAAGTCTTCTTCGTTTTTATAGTCAACTTCTTCAGCAAGTTTGTTAAACTTTTCTTTTTGAGTTTCAGCAAGGTCTTTAGACGCCTCATCAATGATAGATTGTCTTACGTACTTACTGTTCTCTTTAGATAGTTCAACATTCTTTTCAATTGATTCGTTAAGTTTTTTATTTAACTCATCAATTTTTGAAGCTTGATCTTCTAACACATTATATTTTTCGTCTGGCACATCAATGTAATGATCTTCAAATAATTTTTTAAGACCACTAATGAAGTCCTCAGCGATTTCGCCTTTGATTCCTCTTTCTAAAGCAAGTTCGTTTTCTTTCATCCACTCCTCTACCACGTATGATAGATAAGAGTCAACTTTTTCTACTAACTCATCTTTAGCTTTTGAGGTTTCTTCTTCGAATTTTTTGTT